GGTTCGCGCCGGTATGATGGCGTTATCGCAGTCAACCGGTGTCGCCAGATTGTAGGTAACAGTCTCAAAGGTCTCTTCTGCCATCTCCTCAATGACATACCGGGAAACGGCTTCCATAGTCGGATTTGCATCTGCATTACCGTTCGGGAAGTTGACCGCGTCGAGATGCTTAACCAGCACCTGTCGGCGCGTCACGACCGCCCCCAATGCATCATCGAAATCATGGTTGATACCAGTGATAAGGCCGGTGATGTTCGCCACCTTCATCGTCGGGCGCGAATAGGTGCCTTCTGACTTCGTTTCGAACCCCTCCACTGCTATCGGATAGGCCGAGTAAGCGCGCCCCTGCCAGATGACATCGTTGTAATACTCGTTGGTTCCTGCATGGAAGCGAATAACATTGCCGCCGAATGACTGCAGGTCCACCTCGAACAAGTCGAGCATTGCGCCAACGCCGGAATCAGTGCTTTCGATGATTAGATTTGATGGAATGTCACGCACGCAATCCTCCAATAAGCCCACCACAAGGTGGAGATATTTTGAATTAAGGTATCGTATGAATTACATATGATAATGTTGTTGCTAATTTGCAGAATTGGACAGTTTATGGTGATGAATAAAATGCTGGGCTTGTTCAAAAAAGATAAATCGGACAGTTATGTGGAATCACTTCTTAACATTCCTTCTTCGTCAGCGAAATGGCTTCCAGTTTTACAGGTCGCTGTTGGAGGCTTAACGGAAGTTGGCTTTTCCCATAAACAAAATCACTTACTGTTAGTCGTATCATCCTCCGGACGCAGCGTATACAACTGTATTAATGGTGAAAAGCTTGCCAGAGACTACTCTGACCATGCAGATTGGTATTCTCCGTTGAGCCTTATCTGTAAAGGGATTGGCCCTTTATCCAATGAAGATATCTCAATCTCCGGATTATGTGGCGGCGGCTTACCAATGTATAACCGTTATGGGGAAAGTTTAGTCCGCGTAGCGCCGCAATGGCCTCTTGAATTATTAATCTGGTGTCCGAAAAACAAAGATGCTTTAACGGTTGGTCATCAAGATGGCTGTATCAGACTTGCTTCGGACCATTTCATTTGTACCGGGTTTTCATGGGATGGTGAGTTTATAGTTTCGGCTACAAGTAGTGATTTCACTGTTTGGTGTAGAAAATAATGCCCCTTGATGCAAATCTTCTTTAACGCGCTACCTGTTCAAATGTTGCCGTTAGTTCATATTGGTTGCCTGCTTTCTTTAATGACCATGCTCGGCATACAAACAGCCGCTGCACGCCAGTATCTGATGGTGTCCAGTAGAACGCCTCTACAGCCATTCTCGCTGTCAGGAACTCATCGGCCGCTTTAGCTGCGTTTGGGCGGGAGCATTTGTCATCGTCGAAGCCTACGAACGTCAGCTGGTACCGTCCCATCAACGGGTTGATACCCTTAACCTGCCGTTGCTCATAACCATCGCCCAGCTTAACTACGGCTACATCGGGCGCACGGTCGCCCGTGAAGCCCTTTTGAGGGTTCCATGTGAAAGTTTCTGGCATGGGTTATCTACCTTTGCTGAGTAATCCTGAAGGGCGCTGTTGGTCTTTAATGGTGCGAAGGGCAACGGTCTGCATCATCTGCGCCATCTGCTTCTGCGTAGCTTCGTCAACACCGCCAGTGGTCTGGATGTAGAAGTTGAAGTTCATTACCATCCCACCACCGGCAACTCCTCCACCGCCGATATCACGATTGCTAATTACCGAGCCGTTATCGCCAGGGATCATGTACTGGCTGCCGTTGCTGGCTTTGAAGATTTCAGGCTTACCACCTTCACCTACCCGATACATGCTGCTGGCGTTGACGGGTCCGCCGTGCTCACGAGCGCCGGCTATTGCCAGTCCCTTTGATGCCGCTAATGCTGTGGTATAGGCGGTAGTACCCACCGCTGAAGCGCTGCCTAGTGTTGCTATTGACGCGCTCATGGCTGCAGGAGCCCACATTCCGGCCGCCGCAGTTGCTTGCGCCGCGGTTGCTGCAAGCGCTGCAGTCGACGCTGCCTGACCTAAAATCATGTTTTTTACATACTGAAGGCCCATCTCAACCAGCCCGCTAACTACGCTGTTTAGAATCGTGCTACCTATATTTGCAAATGCTTCGCTTAAGCTTTGGGTTCCATTAAGCAGCCCAGTTATGGCATTTGAAGCTCCTCCCTGCAAAGAGTCGATCGCATCTGCAAGAAGGCTGTTTGAAGCGCTCTGGTTACGATAAATTTCCCACTGAGCAGCGATTCTCTGCTGCTCATAGTGAGCATTAGCATCATTGCGTAATGCCAGTCCCTGCTCCTCAGTCAATGTTCTTTGCTGCTCGAACTGCTGAATAAGGGCTAGTTTTTGAGCGTTCTCATTCGCCAGCGCCTGTACAGGATCAATAGCTCCTGTGGCAGTCTCCTGAGGGGTGACTGCAGACTTTGCGTTGGCCTGAGCTATAAAATCTGAGTACGTCGCCGCTATGTCTGCTCGTCGCTTTTGGCTTTGCTCGAAGCTGATATCTCCGGCTGCAAGCTGCCTTTGAACCTGAGCTAAATCCTGATCTCTTTGCCTTGCTGCATTCACAAAAGCATCTTGCTCAAGAGCAGATTTTTTATCTGCGGCTTTCTGTTGAATGTCGAATATTTGCCCGGCTTGCTGAGCGGCTTGCTTAATTTGGGTGGAAGTAGCACCAGCGCCAAGGTCCTGAATGGCGGACAGTTGGGCGGCCTCCCTGTTCAGCCCTTTATACTGAAGTTCCACAACAGCCACCTGATCTGTCAGTTCCTGCAGCGACTTCTGCCGGCGCTTTTCGGCTTGCTCAGCTTGTGTCTCTGCTTTTGCTGTTTCCTTGGTTGCCTTGGTTCTGTTTGATTCTGCCTGCTGGAGATCGTACTGAGCAGCAGCCAATTCCCCTGCGGTGTTAATTTGGTTAGCGTTACCACCCTTGTTGGAGGCATCCATGCGAGCCTGAGTGACTGCTCGCAGGCGCTTGTCGGTTATGGCGAGTAGTTTATTTTCATCTTCAAGTTGCTGATTGTACTTGTCAGCATCTGCGCTTCGAGGAATCTGCAGGCTTGATGAGTTGAACTTTTCTTTAGCAGTAGCAGCCAGGTTAACTGACTGTGCAAAGTGGTTCATCATACCTGCCGCATCGCCCGCAGCCTTTGATTCACGGCTAAGCAAATCAATACCTGTCTTCAGTCCGGTGGTTAGCTGGGCCTGACCAAGTGTGATTGCGCTTTGAGTCTGACTGAGGCGCCGTTGTGCCTTCTCTAGGGCCTCAGCAGCGATGTTCTGCTGGTCCATTGCACCAGACAGCGCCTCTGACGCCTGCCGGCCTCGGGTGGTGTTCACTCCCCAATTGTCGATTTCTTTTCGCAAATCCCTTACGCGATACATTGCGTTATTGAACGCCTTCTGAGCATCTTCAACGCTGTCGGTCAGTGAAGGTAGTGCCTCTCGCAACCGCGCGATGGATGCGCCAACTTCAGTCGCAGACATTTCGCGGAATTTGCTGACCAGGCCGCTGACGCTGTCAGCCAGATCATTAGCTTCCTGTTTCGCCTGTTGGGCCTTCTGATAAAAATAGAATATCGCCGCGGCGGCAAGCGTGGCGACTCCTGCTGGTCCGCCGACCAAAGCCATTACACCGCGAAGGCCTGCCGATGCTGCCGATAGTGCGCCCTGAGCGGTTGCAGCGCTGTATGCGCTGGCGGCTAGGGTTAGCTGCTTCTGAGTGGCTAGAACAAGCGCCGCTACATAACGCGATCCCATTACTGCGGTTACGGCCAGAATTACAGTCGATACTACGTCAAGGTTTTCGCTCAGGGTAACCACTGCATCATTGAAGATAGCTACGCCAGCTTTAACCGTTGCCGAACTTCCGACGAACTGAGTGATATTGTTCCCGGCTGTTTGGAACGCCTGACCAATGGTCTGCGTGGTATTGGCAAACTCGCGACCAATTGCATCGCCTTGACCCAGCAGGCCATTAACCACTACGTCAGTTGTTAATTTTCCTTGGGCCGCCATGGCTCGCATCTGGCCTATGCTGACGCCCATTGAATCAGCCAGGGCAACAATGAGGCGGTTGCCTTGCTCGTTTACTGAGTTAAATTCCTCTCCCCGTAGCGCCCCTGAAGCTAAGCCTTGAGACAACTGGATGATGGCATTCTCAGCCTCCTGAGCAGTTGCGCCTGATACAACAAAGCCCTGATTTATGATTGTAGTTAGCTTCGCTACATTCTCAGCGCTTGTGCCATATTCACGCGTGGCGCGTTCGAGGCGGGCATATAGGGATGCTGTTGCGTTCAGGCTTGAGCGCGTAGATTGGGTTATGTCGAAAACGCGCTGGGTAACCTGTGCTAGGTTTTCACCAGTTCGGATGGAGTTTGCAAGTTTGTTATTCAGCGTCGTCCAGGCATCGGCATAGTTTGCAACCTGCTGGATAGACAGGGCGGCTGTCAGAGCGCTGGCGACTTTTGATAATGAGGAAAATGACTTTTCAGCGCCAGACACAGACTTCGACGTGCTATCGAAGCTGCCTTGCAGCTTATCTAGGCGATCATTTACCTGCTTTTGATTCTCCAGCAACTT